TTCGGCAGCGGCTTTTTGCTCAGCCTCTACAGCAGCCTTCTCTTCAGATTTGCGTTCTGCTTCTTTCATTGCCATTGCCGCCGCAGTCTTTTCAACAGCAGCGGATACAATCGCGTCGATATCAATATCGCTCATAGTTTTCTCCTTTGCTTCGACTTGCGATAAGTCTTGGGGCATCGAATCCACCTCTGTCTGAATCTCTTCAGTGTTAGAAGTTTCATCTTGGTTAAAAGATTTTTTGAAGTCTTCGTACTCTGCCATAGAGTCAAAAGATTTCGCAATAGAAAAGGTTGCAGCCTGATTAGCAGGCACTGCGACTACGGAAACTTCCAATAGCTCTGCATCCTTGATCTTATATCCGTCAGTTTCGGTCATATATTCAGCATCCTTGACCCTAAAACCAACGGAAAATGCTCCAAGGATGCCCTCTTTAATCAGTTCGCCTACATGTCCGGCAGATTTTGCAATCTTTGCCTTCAGCTCAAGACCATTATCTCCAGTCTTCAGGCCCATAGCCCTGCCAATAGGTTGATTATAATCGTGATTAAATAAAATAATAGGATTATTCAAATAATTGTCTAATCCGCCTTTTGTCCACGCTTCAGCTGAAACAACATCACCAACTCGATCAGTATGATTAGTGCTGGCCATACCAGCAATAAACAAATCGTCACCTTCACTGAAGGATTTAAAAGTGGATCCGATGTGAAAAATTTTATCCATCTTTCTTTTGCCTTAATTGCTCCAGCGGGGATAAATCCGATGAAGTCTCGACCTTTACAGGCTCTGGTTTTTTTACAACCTCTTTCTGAAACTCTTTAAGGGCGGCTCTTTGAATAGCATACCAACCAGTAGCTGGATAAGCCTTATTTACTAGTCCCTTTTTAAAGCCCAATTCTTCCTCTGTTACGAAGTTCCATTCTCTAGTAGAGAGATGTCCTCCTCTGTCTGTAATAAACCTTCCTAGCTCTTTTAAAATTTCTTTTCTACTCGTCATTTTCTTCTTCCTGTGGCCTTCCGCCCTCTGTTGGATTTGCAGCTGAACCAGCTATATTGGCAGGAACTCTTATACCTTCTCCATCAGACATGGCTTCATAGTTAAGAGCCTCTCTAGCTTCATTAGGAGTTATAATTCCTGTATTTACTAATGTAGAATAATAGGAGGCTGCGTCTCTTAGTTCTGGTTGAAGTGCGGGTATATCTGACACTTCTTCTGTCACACCATAACCGAAAAAACGCTCATAAGCATAATTCATTTTTCTTACTATGGGGGTTACTGTCTCTAGGTAGTACATTCTATGATTTGGTCTAATATTAGCGTTGTTTCCGCTATCAAGCATAATCGGTGGAACACCAAGTACTTTTAATATTTCTTTTTCACTTGCTGCTATAGATGCCTCAAAGTCTAGTTCCCTAAAGTTAACGTTACTTAGCTTGTCTATATCCATTCCGCCATCTAGTATAAGAGGTCTTTTTCCTCCTCCAGTGGGAGAATAAGAAAGAGACCAAGACTGTAACATCTTTTGCTTATTCTTAGGGGACAAACTGCTGGGGTGTTTTAGGATTAGCCCTGGAACCGCACCATTTTCGAAAAACTTAGTCTGAAACTGTCTCATCTTCCATACTAGGTTCATAACGCTCCTAGCAGCTGCCAGTCTACTACGTCCTCTGTATAAACTTCTAAAAGAATTTTCTTTTATGTGAATAATTTCTGAGGGGTCATACTCTACTCTACCATTAAAAATAAACTTTGAAATATATGTTTTTTCATCTGGCTCAATATCTACAAAATTTGCTGGTAGATGATACAGATGAACTCCATCAAAATATATAAATATATTACCGTCCAGAACGTAATCAATGATGAGGTTTCGCTTGAATGTGTTTACATCCTGAAAAGGGTTAGGTTCAACATTAAGGAGCTTTTCCACTCTGCTTCTACGAACCCCTTTAGCTACAGGAGTAACTCCTGTTGGCTCTCCAATCCTAGCTGGAATCTCTGCCGCATCATCTACCAGCATGTTTACACCTCTGTTAACTACTTCTAATTTTTCGTAGTATTCGGTGTACTTAAGAACAGGCTCTAATGTGCCTATTCTTCCCCCTCCTTCAACCGCACCAAAAATGTCTGGCTGGGAAGGGTTTAACTTCTCTTCTGCGGGCGCTGCTTCTTTTGAAAACCAATTATACCAAGCCATTCTTTTCCCGCTGTATTTCTACCCAACGTTCCTGCTTTGGTGCAGTAACTAACGCTGGGTCTCTTCCATAAATGCTATGGAGCTTTAAGTGATGACTATGGCACAAAGTTACTGTTTCCTCATATAACTCTGCCCAATTGTCATCTATAAATTCTTCTCTCCAGATTGTAATATACTCATCAGTATAATGTTCTGGGCGTGTCTTCTTTTTCTCCTCTAACCACTTATTTAGAAGAGGAGCTAATGTATAGTAGTGATGGAAATCAAGTCTTTTATTGTCCCCGCAAATATAACAACTACTTGCTTTTTCGTATCTTGACTTTGCTTTATCCCTTATGTATTTAACTGGGTCTCTCTTTAACATAATTTTAGAACACTATCTGATAATCATAACAACCTATGAACTAAAAGTCAAGGTTTATTTTTTATTAGGTCGTTAAAACGTAGGTGCTTCCTCTACAAATGAATACAGAGCGTATCTCAATGCGTCAGCCATGTGAGAAGAGCTATCGTGAACCGGCTTCTCACGAAGTAAGTTAGGGTTAGGATCCCATCTATATTGGTCTAGAGCGCGTAATACTTCCACACATTCTTGGTCTACTATTAACCTATCATTATCTACTATTGCTGCCACGTGTGCTATTCCATCTAAAACTGATTTGTTGGCGTTGACTGTACTTATGTCATATTTCTGAGCCCAGTCAAACCTTGTCTGCTGAGCTGCCGAGTCAATATAAATCCAATCAATATCCCATTCTGATAAATAAGGTTGCAAGGCTTCAGCGTGCTCATCAGTTGTTCTCTCTGCGTGATAATACTCTTTTACTACATAGTATTTATCATCTTTAAATACTATTACGCAGAAGGCGGTGGGATCTCTGAACCCGACGTCAATTCCCGCCAATACTTCATAACCACGGAAATCCATTTCGCTAAGATCTTGAACACATTCCTTATAATTGAAGTTCCAGATTTGCCCCTCAAAGATATTAAAGTCTGCAAGATACTCCTGTGCAAATTCTGCTGCGCTCATTGACTTCTGTGCGTCTTCAATGTCAGCTTCCGAGGCTCGTGGGTTATCATGCCAAGTAGCTTTTATACTAACCCACTGAGGATAGTTATCGTCATAACCACGATTATAAAACCGACTAAACCAATTGTTTCTACCCCGAGGGGTGCTAATAAATAATACTTTCGACCCAGGCTTATCCAAAGTTGGGCGAATGTTAACGTTAAAAGCCTGCTCGCCTTCTGACAGAGCGGCTTCGTCAAAGAGAACAAAGTCATACGAACGTCCTACTACCGTATCAATATTGTTTACTGAACCTAGACGAATTGTTGAACCATTTGATAATTCAATAACCCTGTCTTTGGTGTTATCTCGCGTTACCTCTAGGTCAAAATGATTTATAAGCTGTCGTTGTAAATCAAAAGATATTTGACTAAGAGTATAATTAGGCGATACTATCAGTATCGAGCATCCTGGCACAAGTGCAACTACTTGGGCTATAATATTCCCAATATAGGTTTTGCCCTGCCTTCGCGATAGCGCACCCACTACAAAGCGATATTTATCGCTATTGATTGCATTAATAATCGCAATCTGAGATTTTATAGGGTCTATGCCTATAGCATCTAAATAGTTATCAATAGGTACTTTTAGAAAGTTACCAGGAACTATTCTGTCTGTGACGATATCTTCTCTGCTGATTTCCACATCTGCTCCAATGGAGTTAACTCCGCTTCTGGCTCCTCTGTAGTATAAGGCTCCTCCGAAGCAACCTCCGAAGAAAGTCCACTGGCTTTTAAAGCTTCGGCATAGGACTTAAACTTCTGAGAGCTTCCCTCATACTTGTAAAAATCACCTTTTTGGTAAATCATTGTAATCCTCCAGATGCTAAGAGTCCAAGAAGAAACATAACAATAAGTCCAAGACTAGACAATGCGAGTTTTCTGTAAGAGTGAAATTCGTTCTTATGCTCTTCATATCTTTGAGTTGAGCGCTCGTCAAACTCCTCCAATTTATTAAATACCGTTCTCCACCTTTCGGCGCAGACGGCTTCGTGTGTTGTAAACTTCTCAGCCAACGTCTTTTGGTCCATTTAGTAACTTTTCCATCAACTTACCATAGTTACCCTCTCCGAACGAATTAACTTGAACGTTAGTTTGTTTGGTAGGTGCTGCGGTTTTGCTATGATCGGTTGATATTTTATGAGCGAGTGCTATAATATCTACAAGATCTTTTGATGAATACATATCCGAATCTCTAGCTTCTTGTAGTTTGGATTCAATTACTTCATCTAGCAACTCTGCTAATCGAAATCTATTTCTATATCCCTGATCTTGATAAACGCTAGAAATGTAATCCTTTACATCGCCCTTCTCAAGGACACTATAAACTACATCGGGAGATATGCCCAACTTGGAAGCGGCTTCAATAGCCGACCCTGTAGAAAGGTACGCGTTAGCGACTTCCAAGTTTTCGGGGTTAATCTTTATAACATCCATAGTAAAGATATTATAGATTGGTTGGACCTAAATGTCAAGAATTATTTTTTACCAGGTGAATCTTATTTCTGTTTCAAGTTTGTGCTTGAGAGTGTCATCCTTAAGCCCCTCCCATTTTCCTTTTAACAAAATATTTTTGAACTTGACCTTATACCCGGCTTCGATACCGTAGTCTCCTTCTGAGTAGGTGCCGGCTTCAAAATAGACATTTCCGTATTTGATGCCCGGTCGGACGTGGTGGATAATCGCGGAGCGCGCTTTGTCCACAAATTTTATTTCATTTTTGTATTCTATGTATGCATCCATATTATGTTCCCTCCTTCGGAACACAATAATTATATCATACAAATATGACAATTTCATGACAATTTGAAA